TTAATCCTAAAACAGTTGCTCCTTGGTTTGCGCCATTGTTTAAAAGTGTTCCATCTATGCCTGAACCACTTATTTTTACTCGATATGCTGCTACAGCGTTAGTTCCTACTTTGTTAAAACTGTAAAATATTTCAAGTCTATCTCCTACTTGTATGACATTGGCAGGTATGGTGATTGATGTTAAGACTTGCTCAGATCCAGTACCTGCTGATATAGATGCTGGACTTCCTGTCATGTAATAAATGAATCCATTTTGAGATCCAGTAAAATATGTAGCTGTCACTGATCCTGTTATGCTTAGAGATCCAGTTACTCTGTGTGCATCAGTTAAAGCATCTCCTATAGTGACACCAGTTCCTGTCACTGTAAGTTCTGTAGAGCTTCCACTTGTTACTTGAAATTGTGTAGGAGTAACACTGGCAGTTATTGATCCTGTGGCTAATACGGTAAAGGAACTAGTTTGAGAATTCAATACGTACGGGCTTAACATAGACGACGTATTTGCAATCAATAAATAGTTGGGTGCTAAAGATGCTGTGGAAGCGAATGAGCTACTTACAGCATTTAGTACGTAACTAGCAGTTTGAGCAGTGATAATATACGAAGCAGTTGCTGCTATTCCTAATAAACTTCCAGTAAAAGATCCAGTAAATGAACCTGTATTGTAGGAGCTTGTAAAGCTATTTATACTCGCTGTAAACGAATTAAAAGATGATGTTAATGTAAATGATCCTGTTTGAGAATTTTGTACGAATGAGCTAGTAGCACTATTTAATACATAGTTAGGTGCTAAAGAAGCTGTAGATGCAAACGAACTTGATATAGCGTTTAGGATATAACTTGATGTCACAGCATTATTAGCCCAACTTGATGTACCCAATAAACTTCCTGTAAATGATCCACTAAAAGATCCTGTGTTACTTAGGAACTGATCCACTCTATCGACTGTTGCTATCACAGAAGGTATTCCAGGATGTCCTCCTCCCGCTGATTCAGCAAATAATCTTAGATCAGTATCAGGTGAGTACCATATTAGTTGATAATAGTCGTTAGCTGCTGAGTTTACAAAGAAGTTCCAAGCTGCTACGTTTTTAGCGTTGTTACCTATTAAGCTAACACTAGTGGCTGTATCGATAAGATCAATACCGTTCTTCCTTAGCCAAATAACTATCTCATCTGTTCCGCTATCTGTTTTATCTAGTTGAGCTGAGAATTGTAAGTTGTATACTCCAGGGTTTTCAGTTTTGATGTATGTGTTGAAAGGATTTGTTGATCCTGAAATAGATACTCCGTTTGTAATAGCTGTCGTATTGAAGGACATAGAACGAGGTACGTTCCCAACAGGATTTGTTTGAGTTGTTGTATCATAGAAACTACCATAAGAACCAGTAGCTGTATTACCTGTTCCTCCTCCACCTCCAGTTGAGGTAATAGTTACCTGTCCTAAACCGTTGGTAGGAGATAGTGTAATATTAGGTCCTGCTAGTAATTGAGTTACTCCTCCGTTCGCTGCATAAGATGCGGTGCCTAACAAACTGCCTGTAAACGATCCAGTAAATGATCCAGTATTATAGGAACTAGTGAAGGAGTTAAATGATGATGTGAGGACGTATATATCAGGAATTGTTGCATTGATTGTAACTTCATTTCCGTCACCGTCATAAAATTTACCATCAGATCCTGATTGTAGTAAATTATGGTATGTTTGTGATACTTTTTTACCGTATAAATTATACGTTGAGTTTGCCATAACTAGTTATTTATTTGTTACTTACTTCATATAACTTCAAAGGTAAATTAGTAATAATATCTTTTAACTCGTCTTTTGAGATAGGATTTTGAGAAATATACTCATTTATAATATTATTAATTTTCTTTTTATTATCAGAAATATTAAATATATTAATTTTATTATTTGTAAGTTTCTCTAAAATATTATTTAAATGATTAGGAGTTGAATCTATAGTTACTGACACTCTAGGTTTTGAAGGTTCAGGAGCTACAGATTCTTGAACTAACGCTGTCACTTTTTTACTAACAATAGTTTCAAATTTTGAAGTCCATGGGGTGAAATATACGTCATCAGCTATGACCTCCAAAGTTAAGTCACCTTTTTGTTCCTCACTTAGAATATTCTTTAATTTTTTAATAGGAATAGTAACTTTACCATCATTACTTATACTTCCTTTAAATATAAAATTTAACCCATCTTGGGTTTCTAATACTAACCTTGCCTTTGATGAAGCCAATGATGCTCCTTCTAATTGAATTTTACACTCAAAATTTTTAGGTTGGTCTAAGAATATACTATACATTGTGAACTTCCTTTACTTCAATTATTATATCATTTTTTGATCCCACAAAGTGAGCGTCACGTATAAATACTACAGAATTTGACTTTGGTTCCTTAGTTTCAATTATTTCTTTACCATCAATAAAAGTAATTAATTTTACTTTATTTCTTTTCTTTTTCCTTAAACCACTAGCATAATCCTCTGGGGATTTACCTCCAGGTATACCTCCATCTTCAATAACTAAAGCAACAAATTCCCAATTGAATGGATTATCATCCCAATTACCTACACGGTCATCATTCCAATCAAGAAATATAGTTTGTGACATTATTTAGTTATTTCTAATGATTCTAATAAATTATAGATATATTCTTTTTCTTTAATGTTTGGAATTAATTTAAAGAATTCTTGTTTATCTTTATTAATTAGTGCTTCTCTTGCTTTTGTAGCACTGGTAGATAATTGTGTATTTACTATTAATGGTTTAATATTGGGATATTTAATAGCTGAATTTAATCTGTTTAGATCTTCTGTATTTTCATCTCTTAATCCTACAGCTAAATAATAAGTTTGATCTGGAGTATTTTTAGCTAATGAGTATGTTGTTCCTACAGGGGATTTATCTGCTATTTGTATTGTTACTTTTTTACCTTTTAAATAAGGTTTATAAATATCCCAGATTTTTTTAGATGTTTCAGCGTCTATTCCTTTTCTTGGATTAGGTGATATTAATATTAATAATTGATTAATGTCGGGATTATCTAATATATTTTGGGCTACTGTAAAATGTCCTAAAGTTGGAGGTTTAAAAGCTCCAGGAAATATAGCTATTCCTTTATTATCCATTAATGAATGTGTTTATTGTATTTTTAACTGATTTGGGTGGTGTAAAATCTGGTTTGTTTTTAACTAAATCTTCAATATCTCTATTAAGTTGATCTTTTTCTTCTTGAGATTTAACCATTTCTTCTGGAGATTTAGGTTTACCTGATCCTTTACTTGTATCAAAGTATTTTTTCTTTATTAAATCTAAATCAAAGTCCATTGAATCTTCTGGATTGTTGTTGATTAGTATAAAATTATTTCCAAATGCTTGTTTGAAAGTTTCAATGTTTTGGTTAACTCCTCTCCATGATTTCAAAACAATACCTGGTGGTAAACTTCTATCTCTATTTTTATTTCTTTCTAAAGACACCATAGGTGAAACATAAACCATTAACAATAGTGTTTCATATCCTAAATCTTCTAATTCTTTTTTCTTTTTTAATAATGGATTAGCAGCTGCTCCTGTACCATCAATTATTACATTTTTAAGACTTTGAGTTAATTCAGCGTATTTTTCCTTTGTTATTTTTTGAGCTTGAGCCATCATTTTAGCAGCTTGACTTAACTCTTCAGGACCAAAATCTTTAACATTTGTACCTAAACCTGATTTCTTTAATAACTCTTCATAAGTATCATCAATATTAATAGTTGTAAACCCCTGTAATCCTAAATTTTTTACTGTTGTAGTTTTACCTGAACCAGCAGGGCCAGCTAAAAATATTGCTTTTGGCTTATCTATTGCTTCTTTTAAAAGAGATATTAATGATATCATTTTATAATAAATATTATAAGTTTCTTTTAGCTGTTGTTCTAAATTCTGTGAAAATTGGTGCGTCTTTTGGATTTTCTAAGTCAAATAAGCGTCTAATTGTTTTAAAAATTTCAATATTTTCATCTATTGTTCGAGAAGCTTGAACAACTTCCCAACCTTTTCCAGTCATTTTTTCCTTATTTGCCTTTCTTTTTGATGATTTTAACCAAAGAATACCAGTTTTTTGTATATCTCTACCGAAACATTCCTTATAACATTGAGAATAAATAGCTGTCTGTAATTCATATGTTGGTTGTACGTGATTTGATGTTTTAAAATCAATAATCCATTCCTCACCATCAATTTCACATACTAAATCACAAGTACCTGCTACTTTATAAATGTCTGAGAATAAATGTACTTCTGTTTCAATTAATTTTGGATTATGTTGTTCCCAAAAATCTACAAAACGTAAAAACATTTGCCAAATATCAGGATCATATTGTGGATAACCTTGGTGATTTAAAAATTTCATTTCCTCACCATTTAAATAATCCTCAATCATATTGTGGACTTGTGTACCTTCTTCAGCTGCTTTCTTTACAATATATTCAGAAGCATAACCTACTTTTTTCAACCAGTCTTCAAAATGTTTTCCTTTAGGATAATACCCTAAAACATAAGTTACTGATGGATAATATTGTCCATTTCTTCTATAATATCGTGAATCTGGTAATGTAATTTGAGCATGATCTTCTGATATTTCTAAAATTCTATTGTATGAGTGTTTAATTTGTTGGCTCATAATTGAAATAATTTTTTCTCAAGTAAATCTGAGAATGTTAATGGTAGTGTGTTTTGAATTAATTTAGTAAAATGTTCAAATCCCATTTCACTTGGATCTTTATCATCCATTTCTACAAGATAGACTTCTTTACCTTCATTAATTAGTTGTTCACAAAAATCTAACGCTTTTTTAATTGCGTCTTTATCTAAAGCTATATATATTTTATCCACTTGTGATGTTACAAGTTTCTTCATCAATGTTGATTGTATATTTTTTCCTAACAGCGGTATAACGTTTCGTTTAATGGCGATCGCATCGAACATGCCCTCACACAACACAATTGGAGAACTCCAGTTTATAAACAGTTCTAGAGGGATAATATCTCTTGATACATCTGGATTTTTATATTTACTTGGATTGTTAGGATCAAAGGTTCGTGCTGTAAAATAATTTAAACTGCCGTTACCATCATATGAAGGAATAATAACTCGATTAGAATATTTTCCTTCATCACAAAATCCTATATTGTATTTGACAATATCATCTTGAGTGATACCTCTATCATGTAAATATTTTAAAGCATGTTTAGCTATAATATCTGATGAGTTAGGATTTGATAATGATTTGAATTCTTTAGGTAATGATACCTTAGTATTAACTGTAATTTGTGGACCTTCTTTAGCTGTTGATTTTAATATAAATCTTAACTCACCTAATTTATCAGGTTCAGCTTCTATCTTTTTGAATAAATTTATTAATGATCTACCTTTAGTTCCACACACCCAACAATTCCATGGAAATTCATTTTTATCATTGGGTGTGAAATTAACCTCTAATTTAGGTTTATGATGTTTACAAAAAGGGCAAGTATACGCTCTATTGTTTTTAGATGTATTCTTGCCCCGGCCTAAAACATTATCTACTAACGTTACTAGTATTTGATCTACCATAACATAAAGATAAGAAAGAAATTTTGGAAAACCAAACTTTACATGAAATCTTTTTGGTAATATCTAAATGTGAATCCTTTGTATGTGATATTTTCTTTTAGGGATTTAGTTATTAATGTCTTAGATATTTTTAGTTCTTCATGTGCACCTTGTATCCCTCTTTCAAATATTTGATTGGTTTCTAATAATATTATTGGTTTAGATCTTATCCCTTTAGGTCTTTTATTCCTTAAATCTCTTTCATTTGTGAGAATATTTAGTTTTGTATTTAATATATATCTAACAACAGAACTATCCAAATTTAATTGTTTTCCTATTATATCCATAGATATATTTTTACTGTATAATTCTTTGATATTATTTAAAGTATCTTCATTCCAATTTTTCCCTTTAAGTTTATTAATTCCTCTTATTTCTTTAGGGATAACCTCATATACTAATTTCATACCAATTTTATATTTAGAACATATTTCTTTTAAATTTAAACCATTATTATAATCATTTAAAATATTTTCATCATCTATTTCTTTAATTTTAGGTTCCTTATCCATTATTATTTTTTGATCTAAAATATTTTTCGCATAAACATGACCTATATGTTTATTATAACATAAAGGATTTAATAAATTGTGGTTCTCATATATGTAATAATTTTCATAATATGTTTGTTCTGATTTGGTTTTACATAACTTAATTATTGTTCTTTTAAAATTTTCTTTCCCATGTATTTTTATATCATCTAATAATACTTTAGAACTACCCCAATAATTTTCCCAATCAGATTTTATTGTTTTTACTTTTGAATATTTTTTTGATTTTAATTTAGTTTTTCTTCTAAAAGAGAATTGTTTTTTTCCAAAATAAAACATCCCATTAATTAAATTTTCAATTTTATAAACAAAACCAAAATATTCATTCTCATTAAATTCTTCTATATATTCCCACATGTTTTTTTAATATAAATATTAAAAGAAGAAATTTCCAATAGAAGACATATTATCGATCTAGATTTATAATTATATTTGTGTCTGTAATATCAGATAAAGGTAAAGGTGTCGCCAATTTAGCTACAGCTAACAATTCATAAAAATCATTATATAAACCTATACTAGTAACATAAGGATTAAATGAGGCACTAGTAGCATAACTATACATTGAACCGTCTGTACTGCCTGATATTAGACTTGGGTTTTGAGAGAAATTAAATTCATTAGCTCTAATAGTACATTTATATTGAGTTTCATATATATCAAAAGATGAACTAAATGAACATATAACATTAGATGAACTAACAAAATTATTTATAACTGGATTAGAAGCAGATGTTAATGTTATAATACCATGACTGTAAAATATATTACCAACTATATTTGATCCTGAGTTTAAATTCCCATCACCATCATCTGTGTATATTCCTAAAGAACTAGAATAATAGAATGATTTAGGTTGGATATTATTTCCAAATAAACTTACAGGTATAGATATAACACCAATTAAACTATTAGAAGATGTTGGGAAATATCTACCATAAGATACTGTAGATTGTAAATAATTATCAAAAAATGGACTATAATTTGGTGATCCTATTAATCTATCTCCAGTTGTATCAGCTCCAGGAACTAAACTAGCAGTTAAAACAGGACTACCATAACTACCACTTAAATAATTTGAATAGTATAATTCTTTTATGGAGTTATATACACATCTTTGATATTGAGATGATACTTGTCCTGTAGTTAAATCACTACTTGATATAAATAAACTACTAGTATTTCTACCTAAAAATCTATCAATAGAAACAGTTGATGCTGTCATAGCAGCAGCTCCATTAAAAGAAAAACCCTTATTAACTGTAAATGGAGTTACAATTACATCAGATGTTAGAAATTGTTTGAATACACTCATTCATTAAAAATCTAATTTCACCCTAACAAGTGCTTCTTTTGTAAAATCTTTCAATAGAGGACGTGACATTTTAGCTACCGCCAATAAATCATTAGTATCATTATATAATCCTACAGTTGTAATGTAAGTTTGAGGATTCAAAATAAAATCATCATAAACAACTTCACCTGTTGAACCAGAAATGAAACTTGGATTTTCAGTGTAATTAAATTCAGCGTTTCTAGCTCTAATAAATATATAATCTGAAGATATAGTTTCTTGAGAATTTAATTTAAATGTAGCTGCTGTTGAAGCTGATATAGCTTGGAAAATTCTTCTATTATTCAATCCTGGGGCATTGATTGATCTACTAACATGTAAACCAGCACCACCGGCTGCTGACGAACCAGATAAAGCCACCGGATTTAAAATAATAGTTCCTATATCAGGTAATAACCAACCATAAGATCCAGAATTTATTGACCATCATGCTGATGTTGTTCCTCCTCCTGTACTTGTATACACTGTACCTGCTGCTCCTGATACTAAATTATAAACTCTACCAGCATCTGTAAATGTAGTTGAGGATACAGCTTGTGAATCATCTGTTAATGAAATAACACCTGCTGAACCTGATAATTTTAATGTTAAAGAACCAGGGAAAATTGATTCTTTATATCTAGCTCTATCTATAGATAAAGCCCAAAAATCAGATGATGATTGATTCCCAAATATAAAAGAAGAATTTTCATCACCTAAAACTAATGTTCTATATTGACCATAAATTGTTTTAGTTGGACTAACTCCAGTCACAGCTGAATTATAGTAAGTACTACCACTTCCGTCTTTATTCCCATAAGCTACAGCAAATTGAATAGCAGCATTGGAATCAGTTGAAGCCGTTTGATAAACATTTAAATAATAGTTACCAGACGAGCCTGCTTCTTGAGTTGAAGAAGTAAAAAAAGTTGATAATGTAGGAGTACCACCAGACCACAATGTAGCGGAGATAGAATCAGAACTTACAACAAAATCTTGTGGGTCTAATCTTTTTAAAGACATAATTATATATTAATTTTAGGATACTTTAGTTATTGTTACAGGAATATTTAATCTAGCTCCACTATCATTACCAATTACTGTTAATGTAGCATATAAAGCGGTATTAGAACCAAATAATGTATTTACAGTTGTAGCTCTTAAATTAATACTAGAACCAATAACTGTTTTAGATACAGTTGTTCCTATAGTTGTAGTTGAATTTAAGTTTTGAGCTTGAGTTGTGTTAATACCAACACCTTCATATGTAGAAAACAATCTAACATCAGATACAGTAGCTGTATATCCTGATGTTTCTCTTAAAGCTGTATTTCCTAAATAATTCAAAGTTTGAGGTGTTATAGATATTGAAGCTCCTTGTTTTAAAGTTATAGATGAATAACCTAAATCTAGAATAGGTAACTTAGCTGTTCCTCTTGGTAAAGTAGCTAATTTATACTTCATCATTTGTCCATCTTGAGGAAACGCTTCTAAAAGAGGCATATTTTGAATTGCTTCTCCATAATAAGCAGAACCTGATGGGTGGTTAGGGTTGTATAAAGTGTAATCAATTTCATCATCCGCTAAACCGAATTGTGTAATTCTAAAGGAACCGTCACTTCTAGCTAACAATTCTCTACCTTTAGTTGTAAGAATAGCATCTACTGTTACTACGGTGTTATTTAAATATCCCATATTTTGTTTTTATTTATAAATATTATTAATTTTAGTTTTTTATTGATTAGTTTTATTTGAAGATCCAGCATTAAGTGTAAACAATTTGTTACTTTCTAATGTCGCTCTCATTTTGTCAGTTATAAACTCAGGATGTATTAAACCTCCAGGAGTACCTCCGGATGCTTTTACACCTTCAAATAAAATATAATTAGGATCATCAACATATCTTCTAATTAGAGCTGAGTTAGCATTAACGTTTTGTTGTAATGGTGGTTGAATATATAATTTTAGTCTACCATCTTGTTGAGTTCCTGGTTCTTCTATATTATATATAAAATATGTTTTTGTTTCATCATTTTCAAATCTAATTTCATCTCCAACTTTAATTTTAAATGGATTTGTAATAGGATTAAAACCACTATCTACTACTCCTTGTTGATAATAATTATAAAAAGCAGACATAGATAATGACGCTGTTATAACACCTAAATTAACTGAGTTAGTAACAAAATAATTATCAGTTGAAAGTACTAATCCACTTCCACTTAAATATTGTTGTTGTAATTCTAATGAATTAATTGTATAATTATAAGTACCTGTACCTAAACCACCTCTATTTATTTGGAATCGGTAAACATCAGAAGCAGATGGTATTAAATAACCACCCGGATTTATGTTAGTTGGGAAACCAGTTTGAAGTTGGTTTGATACTGTTTGATTTTGTAAAGTTTGAATTCTAAATGTTTGTACATTAACCCAATTTCCTCCAGTGTAACTAGCTGATTTTTGTAAAATAATACTTACAAAATCTGATGGTAAATTATTATTGGGATGAGATATATCAACATTTAAATTAAATCTAAATGGTGATGCTTTTGTATCAGCAGTAGTAAAAGTATAATAACCTGTAGTGTCATCCCATCTAGAATTATTATTTAATAAATTATTATAACTAGCTATTGTAGTTGGAGATGTAGGTACAGCTGTAGTACCTGTTTTACCTGTTTTAAATGTAAAGTCAGTTGATGATGTATTAGGACTATTAGGATTATCTAAAAAAACTATTTGATTAAAACTTCCAGTATTACCACTACCTGATGAAGTATATATAATAGGTTCAATTCTTTTACCACCTTTTATAATATTCTTTAAACCATTAACACCAGCAAAAGCAACACTATTATCACTACTTATAAATTTAATGTTACATCTTTCATTATCAGTGAATGAGTTAATTAAATTATAATAACTTGGATCATCAATTCTAACTTGAGCTATATTACCTTCTTCGTCAACAATATCAGTTATATAAGCAAATAATGTATTATAACGATCAGGAGAATAACCAGCTATATATTGAAATCTAGCCGCATATGTTCTTTGTAAATTAATTACCAGGTCTTTACCAAAAGATATATCACCATCATATGCTTGTATAATATCAACATCAGCATTTTTTTGAGTTATTCTTGACGCTGATGTATAAACATTTAGTTTTAATCCTGTTAATTTTGATCCTTCATATCTAGGTCTTGTAACTCGTTGGTAAGTATAATTATGGTTTTTAACTGTTGCTCTAGTTGCTGTACCTGCTATAATTTGTGAGAAATTTATAGGTGATGAGGCATTATTTCCATAATCAACATCCATATAAAATTGATTATAATCTTCAGTTGTAGCATTATTCATTGTAACATCACAATCACTATTAGCAAATGTATCAAATAAATAAGGTTCTAAAACAGAAACGTTTGATGTTGTATTTGATGTGGCAGCAGTTGATGTTATTTCCCAAGCAAAATCTCTTCCAGATGTTGTTTTAACATCATATTTAGCTCCCACATCCATACTTAAATATAAATAAAGTCTATCACCAGTTTTTATACCAGATGTTGTATAACTAATAGTAAAATCTCTAGAGGCTCCACTATTGATAGTATAATTACCATCAGAAGCTAATTCAGTTATATTACCTAAAACATCTATTTTATTTAAAGATAATCTAACAGTACCTTCAGCACTAGCACCTCCGTTTACTACAGTTATATAAACTCTATTAGTTAATTCTTGGTTACTATTATTTATAAGATAAAAACCGGTTGAAGCATTAAATAAATTAGTAGTATTATTTGAAACTGATGTCCAACTACCGGTTAATATTAAAGTAGGTTTACTAGTATATGAATAACCTGTTGTTCCGTTATAACTAGCTGAAACATTGTGATTTATGTTATTATTCTTATTCGGGGTTGTTGCTTGGTTAACAGCGAATGATCCTGAGTATCTCATACCTGACACACTTCCTCCACCTATTGTTAATAATGGTGATACTGTATGTCCTTCTAAAGTTACTTGAGTTGAACTCTCAGTCATGTAACCTAATATACTTAATAATGATCCTGATACTCTATACGTAGCACTATTTCCATTAGTTAAAGTACCACCCATACCATTTGTTGTTGTAGCAAAAGCCTCACCTTGGTAATCAATATTTGTTGATATTGTTCTAGATCCACCGGATCCATTATATACAGTAAAACTAGCTGTGAATGATAAATCATTAATATTAGGAGTAGCCCCAAAAGTAAATACACCTGATGCTGTGTTAAAATAACCTAAAGGATTAGAACCAGTTGGGGATATTGAAGCAGTCAAATACTGAGAGGCAGCTGTAATAGGTTGAGATATAGTATAAGCCGCTACTCTATGATCTTTAATATAATTATCTGCTGATGAAGTTATGTTACTAGTAGCTACTTGATATAAGTAATAATCATTATATTCAGATATAGATAATACATTATATTGTATAACTCCCTGATCACTCGTACTTATTCTTAAATCTGTTAACTCTTGTAAGGATAAAGTATTATCATTTCCGCTTGCATCTATACGTGGTATTTTTATAAACTTAACTCCTTGACTAGATATTGATGTAGTTGCCATAATTTATTATTCAGTTGGTAAACCTCC